CAAGAAGCTGGAAGCACAACGTAGATAAGGAACTCAACCGTGAGCAATTCGCTTCTTACGATTGACATGATTACTCGCAAGGCCCTTGAAATCCTTGAGAATAATCTTGTCCTGACCCGCACTGTTAACCGTCAGTAAACGTAAGTCTAGCTGACGTTAAACCCCGTTAATTGCTGGAAACCCCTTAGAGCCACATGCACCACAGCGTAGTTAGAAATGACAAGCGCGACGGTCTGAAAAGCCTGTGGATTGGGCAATCAGCAGCCAAGCATCTTATCACTTACTGTGATATGATGAAGGTCCAACGACTAGAGCGAAAGCTCGTAGGGCCAAGCGGCCCGAAATGCGGGGTAGATATGAAGCGTGACTTGAAAGAGCGATTCTTCGCAAAGGTGGCGATACGTGAAAACGGATGCCATGAATGGACGGGATGCCTGATGCCTAACGGCTATGGTCAAATCCATAAGGACGGCAAGACTGCCTATGCTCACCGCGTAGCCTTTGAGTTGGCTTACGGCGATCCGGGTCAGGCTTACATCCTTCATTCGTGCGACAACCGTAAGTGTGTGAACCCCGCGCATCTGTTTGCCGGAGATTTTGACGCCAACATGCAAGACATGGTGGATAAGAATCGACAGGCGCACGGAACCCGGAACGGACACGCAAAACTCACGGAAGACCAGGTGCGAGAAATCCGCGCTTTTCGAGGCACGAACCGCGAAATAGCGGCTCAATACGGAGTGACCCCGTCACTGGTGTCTATGATCCGTAGTGGGCGTATTTGGCGTCATATCTAAAGATATAGTCTGACCTGCCGTGAAAGCGGCAGCCGCGCAAGCGGGGGCAGAAGTAGCGATCTGCTTCGAACATGGTGATGACGATTCGTTTGCTGTAGAGGGCGCCAAGATCGGCTCGACCCTCCGCATCCGTCTGCCCGACCGCGCTCTGGTCACGGACGGCGCGGCGCTTCAGGTTCAGGACGACAACGAGCAGTATACCACGCTCGCGGTCTCCAGCCAGAAGCACATCGGCGTCAACTTCACGACCGCCGAGCTGACGATGCAGTTGGACGACTTTGCCGACCGCGTTCTCAAGCCTCGTATTTCGCAGCTCGCCGCTTCTATTGACGCGGACGTTGCGAACAGCTTCAAGTATATCGGCAACTCGGTCGGCACGCCCGGCACGACGCCGGCTACGTCGCTGGTCCTGCTTCAGGCGCAGCAGAAGCTGAACGAGAACGCCGCTGTCATGTCGCCGCGCTATGCGACGGTCAATCCGGCCGCCAACGCCGCGCTGATCGAGGGTATGAAGGGTCTCTTCAACCCGGTCTCGGCTATCTCGAAGCAGTTCAAGAACGGCATGTTCGGTGAAGGCATCCTCGGCTATGACGAGCTGAATATGTCGCAGTCGATCAAGCAGTTCACGACGGGCACCCGCGCCGCGACGGGCGCGTCCACTTCGGCGGCTGTTACGACTGAAGGCGCGGCGAGCATCGCTCTGACTGGTCTCAGCACGAACACCATCAAGGCTGGCGACGTGTTCACGATTGCCGACTGCTTTGCCGTCAACCCGCAGACCCGTGAATCCACCGGTTCGCTGTTCCAGTTCGTCGCTCTGGCGGACGTCACGGCGGCGGGCGGTAACGCCACGGTCACTGTTTCGGCGATGTATTCGTCTTCGCAGGCGCTTGCGACTGTCGATGCGCTGCCGGGCAACAGCAAGTCGGTTGTGTTTGTCGGGACCGCGAACACGCAGTATCCGCAGAACCTGATCTACCACAAGGACGCTATCGCCTTCGCCACCGCCGACCTGCTGATGCCGCAGGGCGTCGATATGGCGTCGCGTCAGGTCCACAACGGCATCTCGCTCCGTATTGTCCGTCAGTATGACATCAATAACGACCGTCTCCCGTGCCGTATCGACGTTCTGTATGGTTACAGCGTCATCCGTCCGCAGATGGCCGTTCGGCTCTGGGGTTAACCTTGAGTTACGTCCTCGGGAACATTCCCAAGCAGTCGGTGATTAGCGTGACGCTGTCCCCGGCTGCCGTGTCGGCCAACACGTCGGCAGAACAGACGTTCACGGTCAACGGCCTCCAGGCTGGCGACCATGTGGCAGTATGCAAGCCTTCTGCGCAGGCGGGGCTGGCTATTGTCGGAACGCGCGTTTCGGCCGTCAATACGTTGGCTATCACTTTCGGTAACTTCACAGCCAGTCCGATTACGCCGACGGCCAGCGAGACCTATCTGGTTCTTGTTAGCCGCCCGGATCGGGCTGTCACTGACGGCAATATCTAAGGAGACTCAGAATGGCACTTCCGAACGGCGCTGGCGGCTACCAGCTCGGTGACGGTAATCTCAACGAGGTTACCTTTGAAAACACTCCTACCCCGCTGTCAATTACTGCCACGGCGACTCTGACGCCGGCGCAGCTCGCCAACGGGCTCATCCTCGCCAACAGCGGCATCACGGCAGCGCAGACCTATACGCTTCCGACGGTGGCGGACCTTGAGGCGGCGTTTCCTAACTTTGACAAGATCGGAAGCACGTTCGTCGTCCGGCTCGTCAATCTTGGAACGTCGTCTGGCACGGCGATCGTTGCTGCCGGCACGGGCTGGACGGTGTCCGGTTCGTTGACGATGACTATCCCGGTCACGACCGGGGCGGTCCTCGTCGCCCGCAAGACAGCGGCGGGCGCCTGGACGCTCTACCGCGTCTCCTGACCCAATAGCCCTCCGGTTACGGCCGGAGGGCTTACCACAGGTGGAAAATGGCGGTAATTTATCTGCGGCATCCTGTCCACGGGGCTAAAGTCGCAACTATGGATCTCGAAGCCGACTACGACGAGCAGAACGGCTGGGAAAGGTTTGAACCTGATGACGACAGCGGGCGAGCAGATCAACGGAGCGTTGCGTCTTCTGGGCGTCCTCGCAGAGGGCGAAACGCCTTCGTCCGAAACGTCGCAGGACGCGCTGATGGCGCTGAACCAGATGATCGACAGTTGGAACACGGAACGCCTGTCAGTGTTTTCGACACAGGATCAGGTGTTCACATGGCCGTCAAGCCAGAGATCAAGGACTCTGGGGCCGACAGGTAATTTTGTCGGTAACCGTCCGGTTCTGGTAGACGACGCGACCTACTTCCGCGATCCGCAGACCAACGTCTCCTACGGCATCAAGATCATCAACCAGCAGCAGTATGATGGCATCGCTGTCAAGACTGTGACCAGCACCTATCCACAGGTGATCTGGATCAACATGTCGTTCCCCGACATCGAGATGTATGTCTACCCGGTGCCGCTCCGCGCATTGGAGTGGCATTTCATTTCGGTTGAGGAGCTGACGCAGCCGGCGACGCTGGCGACGACGCTGTCGTTCCCGCCGGGCTATCTGCGCGCGTTTCGCTACAATCTGGCCTGCGAGATTGCGCCGGAGTTCGGCGTTGAGCCCTCGGCGCAGGTCCAGCGCATCGCCATGTATAGCAAGCGCAATCTGAAGCGCATCAATAATCCTGACGACATCATGGCGCTGCCTTACAGCATCGTGGGGACTAGGCAAAGATACAATGTATACGCGGGAAATTTTTGATAAATCAAGGACTCATAGAGTGGCGGCATGAAAAGTCCAATTCTCGGCTCTGGTTACGTCGCCCGGTCGGTCAACGCCGCCGACAACCGGATGGTAAATATCTTTCCCGAGATCGTGCCGGAAGGCGGCAAGGAGGCCGCCTTCCTTCAACGCGCGCCGGGGTTGCGTCAGCTCGTCCAGTTGCCAACCGGGCCGGTGCGGGGGCTGTGGACGTTTGGTGACTACGCCTACGCGGTGTCGGGGACCAAACTCTATCGGATCGACTCAAATTGGGCGTATGTTGAAAAAGGGACTGTGGCCGGGACTGCTCCGGTCAACATGTCTGATAACGGCATCCAGCTTTTCATCGCGGCCGGGGCTAACGGTTATATCTACAACGCCAATACGGATGTGTTCGCCCAGATTACGGACCCGGACTTCTATGGCGCGGTAGGTGTCGGATTCCTCGATGGATACTTCGTATTCAACGAACCCGATAGCCAAAAATTCTGGGTCACATCTCTCTATGACGGCACGTCGGTTGATCCTCTGGATTTTGCGAGCGCAGAGGGTTCGCCGGACGATCTGGTCACGCTGATCGTTGACCACCGAGAAGTCTGGCTGTTTGGCACGACGTCGGTTGAGGTCTGGTATAACGCCGGACTGCCCGACTTTCCTCTCGCGCGTATCGAAGGCGCGTTTAACGAGATCGGCTGTCAGGCTCCGTATTCAGTCGCCAAGCTGGACAACGCGCTGTTCTGGCTCGGGCGCGACGCCCGCGGCAATGGCATCGTCTATCGGTCCAAGGGCTATACAGGCGTTCGCGTCTCAACGCACGCGGTCGAGTGGCAGATCCAGCAATACACGACGCTGGCTGACGCGGTTGCCTATACCTACCAGCAGGACGGCCACGCTTTTTATGTGCTGAATTTCCCGACCGCCAATACGACATGGGTCTACGACGTATCGACCGAAGTCTGGCACGAGCGCGCCGGATGGGAAAACAACCAGTTTACCCGCCACCGCGGCCAGTGTCAGATGAACTTTGCGGACGAAATTGTCATCGGCGATTACGTTGGCGGCATCCTCTATGCATATGACATGAACGTCTATTCTGAAGCGGACACCATCCAGAAATGGCTTCGGTCATGGCGGGCGCTTCCAACCGGGCAGAATGACCTGAAGCGGACGACGCAGCACAGCCTCCAGCTCGACTGCGAATCAGGCGTTGGGCTTACAACCGGGCAGGGCAGCGATCCGCAGGTCATGCTGCGCTGGTCGGACGACGGCGGCCATACGTGGTCGAATGAACATTGGAAGTCGATGGGGCAGATTGGTCAATATGGGAAGCGCGTTATTTGGCGGCGGCTCGGCATGACGACCAAGATCCGCGACCGGGTCTACGAGGTGTCGGGGACCGATCCGGTCAAGATCGCCATCATGGGCGCCGAACTCATCTTGAGCCCGACCAATGCCTGAGAATATCACTCGCATCCCGGCCGCGCGCGTTCCGCTGACGCCTACAGAGCTGATAACGCGCGAATGGTATCGGTTCCTCTATAATCTTTACGCTATCCTTGGCAGCGGATCGCTCCGTTACGGCACGTTCTACGACACGACAACCCAGAATGCGGCCGCCATAAACACAGCCTACGCCATTACGTTCGACACTACCGACCTATCAGCGGGGGTCTACCGCGGCGCGCCGACATCCCGTATATATGTAGACAGACCGGGGGCTTACAACTTCCAGTTTTCTCTTCAGCTCGAAAGCACGAATGCTGCGGCTAAACTGGTCCAGATATGGGCGCGGGTTAACGGAACGGATGTTCCTAATTCGGCCACTCGGATCACTATGAAGGGTGCGGGCGAAGCCTATGTTGCTGCGTGGAATTTTGTGCTACGAATGAATACGGGCGATTATTTTGAGCTTATATGGTCCACTGACAATACGACAGTAGAAATCCACGCCAACTCTGCTGTTGCCCCGGCTCCGGCCATTCCTTCGGTCATCCTGACCGTGACGTGTAGTATAGGTGAATAATGGCAGCCCTTACTCCCACCGCCAAGATGCAGTTTTTTAAGGCCGACGGCACGCCGTTGGTCGGCGGAAAACTCTATACCTATACGGCCGGCACGACGACACCGCAGACGACTTTTACGGACAGCGCCGGCGGCACGGCTAATACCAACCCGGTCATTCTGGACAGCCGCGGCGAAGCCAACATCTGGCTTGGCGGCGCTACTTACAAGTTCAAGCTGACCGACGCCAACGACGTCGAGATTTGGACCGTGGACAACATCTCCGCGCCCACGTCCGGGGTCTCTCCGGCGCTGTCAGGCAATGTGACGATAGACACCAACTCGTCCAGCCCGGCGCTTAAAATCACGCAGACGGGCGCTGGCTACGCGCTCCGGGTTCAGGACAGCGCGGACCCGGATTCGACCGCGACGGTTATTGATAATCAGGGCCGACTCGGCGTCGGGACCGTATCGCCATCTGAGCTGGTGGATATTTCTGGCGGCAATCTGGCGTTTACGGCTGCTGGCGGCACACTTTACGCCAAGGTAACGCCGGGAGCCTCTGTCACAGACATCGCCGCTGATGGCGCGAGAGCGCTGTCGCTCTCAACCAACAGCACCCCGCGCATCAACATTACGAGCGGCGGCCTTGTCGGCATCGGTAAGACGCCGTCCGCAGGCGTTGAGCTGGACGTGCTGGGAGACATCGCGTCTTCTGCTACCATTACCGCCACAACTTCCGTCATTACTGACACTATCAGCGAACGCACGGCAGCGGCGGGCGTCACGATTGACGGCGTTCTGGTAAAGGATAGTGCAATCAATGCGGCTTACACGCCTCTTTCTTTGGCTACGACGCAAAACACTGTCAGCGCCGCCGTCGATTTTAACGACATACCCTCGTGGGCCCAGCGTATAACAGTAATTTTTGGCGCTGTTGGCATAACCGGGACGACAACAGGCATAGCAGTGTATTTGGGAACAGGCACCAGCGGAAGTCCGGTGTTTGTTACATCAGGATATGCAAGCACGTCCGCGCAATTACCTAATGCTGCTGCTATAGTGGCGACAGGTGCTACAACGGGCTTCTATGCTTATATAGCAAACGCTTCCTTTTTGTTATCCGGGCATATGGTGATAACACGTATGGGTGCGTCTAATATTTACGTGGCGTCATGGACCTTCGGGACGGCCGCTGGCGCATGTATAGTCGGCGGGGGCACGGTTACGCTGGGCGCTGTCACCACTCAGCTACGAGTGGACGCCGTGGGCGTTAACAATTTCAACGGCGGTAGCGTCAACATTCTCTACGAGTGAGGCAGTAATGGACCCTTTCACGATAGCAATGCTGGGGGGCACCGCAGCCAGCGTCGGTAGCGGAATCCTTGGCCAGCGCGCCGCGAGTCAGGCGTCCGGCGCGCAGTCGCAAGCTGCCATGATGTCGGCCATCATCCAGGCACAGCAAGCCGAGGCCGCTCGACAGCAGCAGCAGCAGATGTTCGACAAGGCGGTGGCGCTCCAGCAGGAGGCGGTCCAGCGTGCAGAGCCGTTTCGGCAGGGCGGTGTCGGGGCGACCAACCGGCTGGCGGATCTCTACGGCACAAGCGGCAACGCGGGCGCTGCGGGCTACGGCAGCTACGCTGAGATGCCCACAATGGCGCAGCTCCAGATGGACCCCGGCTACCAGTTCCGGTTCGAGCAAGGTATGCGCGGCGTGAACGCCTCCGCTGCGGCGCGGGGCGGCCTCCAGTCCGGCGCTGCGCTGAAGGCTGCGACCGAGTTTGGTCAGGGCATGGGCACGCAGGAATACCAGAACGCCTACAACCGCTTCATGGCCAACCGAATGCAGGCCGCGGAGGCCATGTCCGGTCTGGCCGGGCGCGGCATACAGGCTGCCGGGTATGGCACGCAGCTCGCATCCAACATGGGCAATCAAGCCGTAGAAACCGGACGCGGTATGGCAGCCAACACTTTGGCGGCCGGGACGGCTCTTGGTCAGGGTCTTGAGAACATGGGTCAGGCCAGAGCGTCCGGCTATATGGGCGGCGCCACGGCGCTCGGTCAGGCGCTCCAGGCTCCGGCCCAGAACTATCTGGCCTACAGCATGATGAACCGCTTTGCGCCGCAGGGCGCGGCGTCGATTGGCGGGTTTAACAAAAATGCCGGTATGGCGTATGGCCCGCAACTATCCGATAATACCGGCGCCTTCGGCTTTCTTGGCTTTTAAGAGGTAGCGATGCCCGTTCGATATGACATAGCCAGCATGGTTCCGCAGGCTTCCGCCGGCCCGGACATCATGAACATGATGGCCCAGTATCAGGCTATGGGCTACCGCCAGCAGCAGAACGCGCTGGCGCAGATGCAGATGCAGGAATATCAGCGGCAGATACAGGCCGGCGCCGCTATGCGAGGCTTAGCCTCTGAACCGGGGTTCAATATTGCAGACCCCCGCCTTGTAGGGCGCGCGTTTGAGCTTGGCGGTCCTGAAGAAGGCGTCCGTATAGCCAATACTCAACGTCAACTCGCAGCATTACAGGCTCAGCAAGAGGCGCAAGCCGCGACCGCAAAATATCACACTGGTATGCTGGATATCGCTCGGGCAAAACTTCCGCTCGAAGAAAAGAAACTTGCCTCTGAGGTAACAAAAGAAGAACGATACGCGAGAGAAGCGCTATCTAAAGCCGATAGCGCTGCGCTTGATCTGGGCATAAAAAGAACCGCGTCCGCGCAGGATTTGTTGGCGCAATATGATCCTTCATCGTCTGATACATGGCCAAGCGTTTATGAAAGCCTAAAACAGACTTCGCCGGAGTTCGCCGCTCGTTTTAGCCCGAATAAACCGCCAGACCAGAAATTGATCAGCGCTGCTATGCGAAATGCCGACATGGTTCGTCGTGTAGCAGAGGATACCATCCGGCAACGGACACAGTTGGAGTTTGCCGCGCCTCAGACACCGGCTTTTGCGCCCGGCTATATTCAAAGATACGACCCCACTACTAACTCATTCTACCTGGAGGCTCCGCGTCAGCCCGGCGCTATGCCAGCGGCTGCGAACGCTATGGTTACGCCGCCATCGGCAATGCCGCAGAATGCGTTTACAGGGCAGCCTATGACTCCTATGACTCCTATGACGCCTGCTGCCCCCGTGGCTCCTGCGGTTCCCGTTGCGCCAGCAGCGGAAGAACCGCCTGCGCCGGGGCGAATCAAGCCTACGGCTGCACCTATGCCCCCCATTGGCACGCCTGAATATGAGGTCAGACGTTCAGCACGTTCGGTTCTTGACATTGCCGGTGTTGATCTTGACAAAGGCACAAATCGTGTAGCTGACCTTATTAAGAATACGCCGTCTAGCGCTTTCAGAGCCTACGCGCAGCAGAAAACCGGCGCATTTGCGGGTAAAGCTACACCGGAAATGGAAAATGTCGGCCGCCTGAACACTATCATCGACAACATGGTGTTGGCCGCTGCAAACAATAAACTTGGTGGGCAGGTCTCGGATGCGGACGTTCGTCTTCTTAAAGAAGCGCAGGCGCAGATAAACGACCCCAGCGTCCAGCCCAATCAGCGTCTGGCAGCGTGGGATGAAGTGCTGCGCATCAAAGCCAAGCAGGCCGGATACAACTATACTCCTATGGATCTGTCGCAAATCCGCGCGCAGCCTATCATTGGCGAGCGCAAACCTTCGCAGCAGGATGAAAGTGCTATCCTCACCGATATATTTGGGTCTAAAAAATGACCGATGAGATCTATGGAAAGATCGAAACCGCGCGCAAGCGAGGTGTCTCCGACGAAGCCATAAGAAAATTTCTTATGGATCATCCTCTCGTGGAGCAAGCGCGATCTAAAGGCGTTGCTGACTCTAAGATATTTGAACATCTCGGACTCGCACCGCAAGAGCCGGGCGCTTTGGAGACGATAGCGTCTGAAGTCAATACAATACTTGGCAACATAGAACCGGACGTGATGGCCATAGGTCAGAGTCTCACGCCTGTGGAACTTAGCCGCACAATCAATCGCGCCGTTATGAGCCCTCTTGAGACGGCCAAAAGTGCAGTCACGGGCGTCGGTGAGTTTCTGCAACATCCGTATGAGACTTTTAGGGAGCGCCCGGTTTCTACGCTTCTCGGCGTCACTCCGTTTGCGGTAGGCGGCGCAAAGTTGTTGGGCGGCGCGCGTCGGGTCGCCGCGCCGGTCCTTGAGCCTCAGCGCGCTGCCGTTCAGAATGTTATGGGCCAGCTTACGGAACCGCAAGCATTTGCCAATGCTATGGCGCGGCCTGTTCCCGTTACGCCCGGCGCTCCAGCCGCTACGGCCTCGCAGGCTGCTGTTGCGGCAGGGCTTTCCGAACCGGCCGTTGCGGGTATGGAGTCTTCTCTGATGAATGTTACGCGGCCCTACGGCCGTGAGGTATTTGGTCTTCAGGAGCAAAGGTTTTCGGCTATTCAGCAACAAATACGCCGCATAGAAAATGATATTGCGCGACGCGCGGATACCATGTCTCCGGCTGAAGTAGCGCGACTTCGCACAGTTCGTGACGACCTTATGCGTCAGCTTGCCGCGGAGCAGCAAAGTCTGACGCAGCAGGGCCAAGCGCTTGTTGGAAATTTACCTGCGGCTAGCCAGAGAGTGCAAGGCGAGGTCATACAGCAAACAGCGGCGCAACTTAAACAGACCGCCAAAAAGCAACAGATTGAGCCTGCCTATGAGCAGCCCATCCGCGCTGCGGGGCGCCGGCAGATAGATATCACCCCTGTTGTGGCGTTGTCTGAACAGGTGTTGGGGCGGCCTTTGACGGCTTTTCAGCCGGAAACCGCGCCCGGCGCATTGGCGAGAGAATTGGCGTCGCTACGCCGCCCGCCGTCGCAAGGCGATTGGGTTTCACTTGGTGAAGGCGCAGGATACTATGGAGAGCCGGGGCCTCCTGCTCCGACCACCGCCAGCCTCAGACAGATAGACGCTATCCGACGCGGCATAAACGCAGATCTGGCGCAAGCGGCGCAGGCCACTGACGCTGGCGCCGCCACGCGCTACGCTGCGCTGAAAGAAATGTCCAGCCGACTTAATGCAGCGGTTGAGCAGACTGGCGCGATACCGGACTCCGTGAAAGCCGGCTATCGCCGGGCCAATGAACTCTACCGCACAGAGTATGCTCCTCGGTTCAAGACCGGCATTACGGCGGATATGCTTCAGCGGACTTCGCGGGGCGTCACTAAACTGCTGCCTGACGATATCGTGGACGCGGTTCTCAAGAACGAAACAAACGCAGAGCAGTTTGTAAATACCTTCCGAGGCGATCCTGCTGCACAGAGCGCGCTCAACGCCAGCATCGTAGGCCGCGTCAGAGAAGCTGCGTTAGATCCGACTACTGGATTTATCCGCCCGGAAAAGATAGACGCCTTTCTACAGAATCCGGCGTTAGACGCTCTCGGCGTAGATCTGCGGGCGACGCTTCAGCCGTTACGCGATGAGGCTATTCGCATAAACGACGGGCTGACAGAGCTGAGCGCTCGCGCCCGTAAAGTCGGAAAAACAGACGCAGGCGCTGTTGTGGACGCGGCGCTTAAAAATGCGCCCGAAATGAATTTTGTTTTAAGCCGCATAGGGCCTAACGCAAGAGAAGCGTTGCGCAAGCAGGTCACAGACCGCGCTCTAGGTTTTATCCGCGCAGACACGCCGGATAAGACTATAAAATTCCTTGATAAGCACGCCAAGCCTTTACGGATCGCTATTGGAGACGAAGCCATAAATGATATCCGGGGCTTGGCGAACGCTCAGTCTGTACTACAGAAGGCCGAAAAAGCTGCGCCCATGCCGAGGCAAGAAGTGGCTACGCAAATTGATAGGTTTACACCTGAACAGCTAACGGACATAAATGTCTTGCTTCAGGAAATGGACCGCCTTGAAAAAGTATCTGGGCTGTCAAACGTGCGCCCCACAGGGACTGCGGCGGATCTGGCGGCGCAAGAAGGATTGTCAGCGTCGCAGATACCCGGATTTTTATCCAAAACTATCACGTTTACGAAGTCTATGCTGGACAGAATCTCAAACGTCGCAACGCAGCGTATGCAGGTTGAGATGGCTAACTTGCTAGTCAAAGATCGGGAACTCCTCGGGCGGTTGATAAACGAGTCTCTGGCCAAAAAGACCCGTAAATCGCCGGCGCTCCGCGCTTCGGTTGCGGGCGCAGCTATCACTCAATCCCAGAACCAGAATGCGATGGCACGATGACAAAGCTCAACGCAACCTCCATCAGCCGCCTGCGCGGCGTAGACGCCAACCTGATCGCGCTCGCCAAGAAGGCCCGTGAGATCAGCCCGATTCCGTTCGAGATCACCGAGGGTTTGCGGACGGCCGAGCGGCAGCGCTACCTCGTCCGAACAGGCAAAAGCCGGACGATGAACAGCTACCACCTGCGCGGCAAGGCGATGGACTTCGTCGCCATGCCGGGCGGCAAGGTCTCGTGGGATCTGAAGGACTATAAGACTATCGTCGAGAAGGCGTTCAAGCCGGCAGCCAAGACGCTCGGGTTGACCGACAAGATCACCTACGGCGTCTACTGGAAGTCGATTGTAGACGGCCCTCACGTTCAGATCGAGACATGACACAGGAAACCATCCGCTTTCTGATCTGGTCCGCGATGTTCTCGCTGCTGCTCTGGGGCGCCGCGCTGCTCACGGGCTGCTCGGTCGAGGGTGCAGGGTTCGAGAACTCTGGCCGGCTACGCCAGAAAGTGGTATGCAAACAGGTAAGGCCCAACTATACGGAGTGCCGAAATGTTGACTAACTGGATGACGACCATTCCCGGAATCCTCGCGCTGCTCACGGTCCTGTGGAACGCCTGGCAGACGAAGTCGGTTAACTGGGAAGACCTCCAGGGCGCGCTGGTCGCCATCGGTCTGATCGCGGCAAAGGACTGGAACGTGACCGGCGGGACGCGGTGATCCTCGCGATCCTTTCGGTTGTCAGCGGCCTGTTTTCGGTCGCTGGCAAGATCTTCGAGTGGCTGTATGCCGTAAAGATGGTGGACGCGGGCCGTGTTCAGGAACGACTTGACGCTCTCAATAATCAGGTCCGCGACGCCCAGATCGCCGTGGCGGCTCGTGAAGCTGTGCGGGCTGCTACCGTTCGTGACGGCGTGTCAATCGACGAGCGAGACCCGTTTCTCCGCGACTGAATTCTGTACACAGGCCCGCGCTATATATTATAGTAGGCACGACACGAAGCCGACGATTGCCCAGATCAAGGAACACAACGCGGTCGGAATCGCACTTAAATGCGGGTGGGTCAAATGAAGCAGGAGAGCCTTTCAGACTTTATTTCGGCTCTCTTTGAGACCACCAACGAGAAGATCACCGCGCTGATATCAGGCGCCGCCATCCTCTCCCCCGCCTTCGACCTGACCAACTCGTCCGAGACCGCCCGGCTCTGGCTGCCGATCCTCGGCTGCATATGGCTCGCCAGCCAGATCATCATCAAATGGTGGGCGCATCTTCGTCGCGAGGATTGATCGCAGCCGCGCGTTTTCTTCGCGCAGGCGGGTGATTTCGTCGGCCCACAGCCACTCTTGCGTTTTTGTGTGCGCGGCGTTCATCGTCGCGCCGTATCTTCTAAGGGCTCTTTCCTGAAGCCAATAAACAACATCGTCAGCATCACGCATTCTCTGCTCCCTCCCGAATAGCGGCGGCTACGCGATGCCGCAAATTGCTCCATAAGTTGTTGGCTTCCATTTTTACATGCGCCTCTCGGAGCAATCCTTGCAGCCGCGCGTTTTCTCTGAGCAGATAGTTAATCGCGTCTATCGCTTCTGCCTGAACGAAATGGCTTTCTGCTTCTACGTCGAGCAGCCGCAGGGTGCGCTCTATGTCAATCATTCCCTCCCTCCCGAATAGCTTTGGCAGTCACTCTCGCACCGAAGGCGATACCATCCAAAAAATCGGATGTTTCAAAGCCCGTGTCAGCATTTGCTTCCCGGTCGGCTATCTCCGCACACTGCTCCCGTATCACCGGCTCAGCGACTGCGAGCGCGGCGCGGGCTTCCGGTTCCCAAATCCACCAGCGGTCTTCGCTATCTTGTGGGCGAGCAGCAATGGCCTTCGCCATCTCCTCAATCAGTTCTTCGCGCCAGTCAGTCACCCCCCGCTCCTATCTTGTCCCGCGCGTTTTCGAACAGCTTGCGGACGTTCGCCTCTGACGTGCCGATGATCGCGGCGACTTCCTTTGTGCTTTTCGTCTTGCGCATCTCCCAGACCTGCTTCTCGCGGTCGGTCAGGATGAAGACGTTGTGCTGACCGGCTTTGCCGACGCCTTTACTGCTCATTTCTCTAGCCCGATCCCCAACTTCTCGCGCGCCTGCGACACCAGCTTGCTGGCTGCATTATCCGTGCAATCCATCTTCTCCCCGATCTGTTTCATAGACAGCCCGGCGAGATGCAGATTCCACGCTTGCCGCTGACGATTGGACAGTTCGTTGCTGCGCAACTGCGGACGGAAGTCATAGCGCGTCGGCTGGAAGTCCGGCACAGGTTCCGGCTCCGGCTCTTTGAGCGGTGGCCACGGCACGTAGTCCGGCTGCCGCTCCAGCCACTCCACACGCGGTAACGATAGCAGCACACGGCGCCCGTCGCCGGGGCCGCAGGAGATGCCGCTGCGGACATGGATGTATTTGCTGACTCTGTTCACAGCCGGTCCTCTATCAGCTTGGCGTAGCCTTGGATGTCGTGCCAGTGGTCGGCGTGGCTCGGGTTGCCGGCCAGTATGCGCCCCATTTTGTGGGCGATCATGTCCAGCGACTCGCGCTGCATGGCGTTCAGGTTCTTCCAGCCTGGTTGATTCTGGATCACCGTCTTCAGCATTTGCGTCGCGCGCGCATGGTCGGCAAAGTCGCCGTGCGTCGCGTTACGATCCTCAAGAGTTTGCTGCACAGACACGCTCAATCTCCTCCCGTTCCCGTTGCGCCCGCAGCGCACACAGGCGCTGATGCAGGCGGATCATGAAGGTGCGTCGGCGGTCGCCGCGGCGCTCCTCCTCCAGCATCTGCCGGAGTTCGGTCTCCGACAGATCCATGATGATTTCATGCAGTTCTCGATAATTCATCCAGCGCCACCTCTGCTAAAGATCTTTTATCCTTTAACGCTTGCATGATCCTCTCGTCAATAGTTTTGTCACAGATCAGGTTGTAGACCCACACGTCGCGCGTCTGGCCGGAGCGGTGCAGCCGGCCGATGGTCTGCTCGTAGAGTTCGAGCGACCACGGCAGCGACAGAAAGATGATCTTGTTGCCGCCATGCTGAAGGTTCAGCCCGTGACCGGCGCTTTTGGGGTGGAGCAGCAGCAGTTCAACCTTACCGGCGTTCCAGGCGTCTATATTGCCGTCCACCATCCGCGCCTTCGGGTAACGGCGCTGGAGTTCGGCCAGCTCTTCCTTGTAATTGTAGACGATGATGGTGTTGTCGTGCTGGTTCTCTTCGAGGATCTCGTCCAGCAGGTCATACTTGTGCGTGGACAGCCACTCAGCGCCCGACGGCCCGTAGACCCATCCGCCAGCCAGTTGTTGCAGCTTGGTCGTCACCGACGCCGCCGTCGGAGCCGTGATCGTTTCTCCGAGTTCAAGAACGAAATCCTTCTTCATCTGGTTGTAGGCGGTCAGATCCATCGAGCAGCGCATCTCGACCGTGTGCAGTTCGGGCAACCGGTCCTTGTATTCGCCGGGCTCCAGCACGAAGGTCGCCGGCTTGATCGTCTCCATGACGCGCTCCAGCGCGCCCGGTAGCGGCTCCCACATGCCGAACTCGCGGTGAATGCAGCAGAAGTATTGCTGCATGAACGCGCCTTTTGACCGGCCCAGCAGCGCGCGGTCCACGATCTTGCATTGACCGAACACGTCCTCCAGGCCGTTCGATGTGAATGATCCGGTCAGGCCCCAGCGGATCTCGACGCCCTCGATCAGCTTCTCCAGCTTCTTGAACCGCACGCCGGACGGGTTCTTCAGCCGCGTCAGCTCGTCGAAGACGACGCCGTCGAACGTCCCCTCGATTGATTCGACGTTCTCGAAGTTGGTGACGACGACCTGCGTGTCGGCCTTGAAGGCTGCGCGGCGCTGCTTCGGCGTGCCGACCGCGACGGACATGGTCAGCTTCGGCGCCCACTTCGGCTGCTCGACAGGCCAGACGGACTGCGCCACACGCTTGGGGGCCAGCACCAGCCAGCGCCGGACCAGCCTTCGCTCTGTCATGTCCTGCATCGCTGTCAGCGTGATGGCTGTTTTGCCCGCGCCGACTGGCGCAAGGATCATCGCACGGTCACGCTCAAACAGGAAATCGGCGGCTACTTCTTGATAAGGTCGAAGGCCCATCTGTCAACTTCGCTTTTTGAGTTGAGGCACGCATACTTCTGATTGAGCGCCACCATGTCTTTGGCGAACACCTTCTGGAGGGCGGACAGCCGTCCAGTCTCAGTTTTCATCTCGATGAACCATGTGCTACCGTCCGGCAGGCACACGATCCTGTCGCTGACCCCTCTGTTGCTCAAGCTGTTGAATTTATACGCCTTGCCCCCAAGGGCCTCGACGGTTTTGACCAGATAGGCTTCGTAATTTTTTTCCATAAATACGACTTGCATAAAATTCATGAATGTGTCAAGGTCCGTCTCACAAGAAAGGTATGGTAATGGCACACAGCACGATTGTCGGCGGCTCGTCCGCCAAGCGCCTTATGGCTTGCCCCGGCAGCCGCCAGCTTATAGACAAGGTTCCGCCGCGGCCCGCAGGCCGCTACGCTGAAGAAGGCACGATGCTGCATGACGTCATGCACCGTGTCCTGTCCGGCGAACCGTTTCCTGAAGACCTCACCGAGGCGCAGGAAGACAAGATCCGGTTCGCGCTCGCCGCCCTCGAAGAAATCGACCCCAACAGAGAGATGGAGTTCGTTACCGAGACGCGCGTTCATTTTGGAGGTTTTCTTGCCGGAGTTTTTGGTAGTTGCGATCTCGCTGGGCGCATACGCAATCGCGCAGTCATGCTGGATTGGAAGTTCGGCGACGGCGTGCAGGTCGAGGCCGAGGAAAACGAGCAAGGCATGTTCTATACCGCCGCCGGTATGCGCACGCCCGAGCTGCGATGGGTCTTTCAGGGCGTTACCGAAATAGAGATCATCATCGTCCAGCCGCCCTTCATCCGGCGCTGGGTGACGACGCCCGGCCGGATCGTTGCCTTCGAGCGCGAGCTGGTTAAGGCTGTCGAGCTTTCCTTTCGTCCTGACGCGCCGATCAATCACGGCTCGCATTGCCGCTTCTGTGCAGCCAAGCCGATCTGCCCGGCGCTCAGCGGCGAGGTGGACCGGGCGCTGGCCGCCAAGGTCAAGGCGCTGGACGCCCAGCAACTGGCCGACGCGCTGGTCGTGGCCGACAAGCTGGAGGGCTGGATCAAGGACGTGCGCGAACTGGCGCAGGATCTGTTGCAGAAGGGCGCGGCTGTGCCGGGCTACAAGCTGGTTCCGAAGCGCGCAACGCGCCAGTGGGTCAACGAGCTGAAAGCGCTGGAAGCCTTTGAGGGGCTTGTGCCGGCGGAAGAATTGATCGAGATGCGCTCTCCGGCGCAGGTCGAGAAGGTGCTGAAGAAGCACAAGGTCACAATGCCAGAAGGACTGATCGTTGCGGTCTCGTCCGGTAATACGCTGGCTCCCGAATCAGACCCGCGTCCTGCGGTTCTGACCATAGGCTCCGACATTCGTCGGGCCTTCTCTAAACTAGAGGTAAAATAGCATGTCCAATATCGTAAAGTTCGGTAACGCCAACCTTCCCGCCGCTACGGATCTTGCGGCTGCCCTGCGACGGAATACGGAAGCCGTCGCTGGCACAGACGGTCAGGTCATCATCAAGATGGACAAGACCGGCCACTGGGTCTACGGCGCCGATCAGACGGAGATCGACCGCGAGGGTCTGTGGGCGGTCAACCCGTTCTCGTTCACGCATGGCTATATCGCGTGGGGCGAGGGCGAGGTGCTGTCCGAGAAGATGGTGCCGATCACCGAGCCGCTGCCGGAGCTGGAGCCGGCGCCTCCGCAGGCCAAGCGTGGCTGGGAGTCTCAGGTCGGCATGAGCGTGAAGTGCGTCCACGGCGAGGATAAGGGCGTCGAGGCGCGCTACACGGTGACGTCTGTCGGCGGTAAGAAGGCCATGCACTCATTGGCTATGGATGTCGCTGAGCAGATCGAGAAGGATCAGGCGCACCCCGTCGCGCTTGTGAAGTTGGCCAACGACCACTACCAGCACAAGAGCTACGGGCGCGTCTATACGCCCGTGTTCAACGTGCAGGACTGGATCTCTCTGGACGGTGAAGGTGATGCGTCTCCGTCTACAGAAGAGCCCGTCCGTCGTCGTCGTGGCTAAACAGGTGGGGGCTTCGGCCCCCATCTTCTTCTCGGGAGGAAGAAATGCGAGCTTCACTAAAATCATTGCTTGCGGACGTGTGCAAAACGCGCTGTGTGCCGCTGGAGGACGTCGTCGGTCGTGCCGGCGAGCGTCTGATCGTTGAGGCGCGGCGAGAGTTCGTTAAACGCGCGCGGCGTGAACTGAAGATATCCTATCCTGTGATCGGCCGCGCTATTAACCGCGACCACACGACCGTGCTGCACCTCTACCGGACAGAGCCGGTGCCGCTGAAGTCGCAGACGGGCGCCTTGTCACCTCGCGAGAGAGACATACTGGCTCTTATGCGAATGGGCTACGGCCGCGCGCGGATCGCGGTGCATCTGAACCTGCAAGAAAGCACAGTCGGTCGTTACATGCGCAGCATCAAGGCCAAAAGTCAGTAGAAGGAAATAAACTATGGACCCTCAAATGAACCGTCAACTTGAATTAACTAAAGAGTTGATGATCGCATGTAGTGACCATGTAGTAAAACACAAAGGTGATCCTACCCTTCGTAGAGATATAGTATATGCCTTGGCGCACGCGCTGGGCGTCTATATGAGCGTTCTTAAAATTCACGAAGATTCTATATCGGATCTGCATGAGTTTATAGATATGATAAAGGCGAAGGGACATGATGGGTTACCATTCGTAAAAATGAGTGAATTAAATTGACCGTCTGGCTGGATTTCGAGACCGCATCCGAGTGCGATCTAAAAACAGCCGGCGTCTATAACTATGCGAAGCATCCGTCAACGCGGGTGCTTTGCATGGCCTACGCTGTCGATGACGACGAGGTGCAGGTCTGGACGCCTGACCAGCCGTTCCCGCGGCATATTCTGTCACACCAGATCCGGGCGCACAACGCCGCCTTCGAGCGGCTGATCTTCTGGAACGTGCTGAACATGCCGTTCCTGAATAACTTCTACTGCACCGCTGCGCAGGCGCGTGCGAACTGTGCGCCGGGAAGCCTTGAAGATGTTGGCCGGTTCGCAGGCTCGTCGATGCGTAAGGACCATCGCGGCGCTTATCTTGTGCGTCAGTGTTGCGTCCCTCCTTTTAGAGAAGATCTTCTGCCCGAACTGTTCGAATATTGCGCGCAGGACGTCCGAACCATGCGGGCCGTCAGCAAGTCCATGCGCGAACTGACCGAGGAAGAGCTGGAGGACTACCATGTTAACGAGCGCATCAATGATCGTGGCGTTCGCGTTGACGTCGATCTATGCCGCGCGGCGGTCGGTTACGCGGATAAAGAGCTTCAGGAGATACAGGACACCGTTCGCGAGATCACAGGTGGTCAGATTCAGTCGGTGAGAAGCCCGCGTATGCGTGAGTGGGTCGCCGCGAGGCTTGGCCCGCAGGCGCTGAAGCTCATGGACAAGGACGGAAAGCAATCGATCGACAAATCCGTTCGCGCCAATTTGCTGGCGTTTGAAGCCCCGGAGGAGGTTCCCCCCGATGTTAGAGAAGTTATCCAGTGTGCTGACGACCTGTGGGCGTCTTCTGTTGCGAAATTTGCCCGCCTGTGGAATCTTGCTGGGGACGACGCTCGCGTTCGTGGCGCTTTCGTATTTGCTGGCGGATCTGCTACAGGGCGCGCTTCGTCTTACGGAGCCCAGGTCCACAATTTCACGCGCAAGTGCGCCGCTGAGCCCGAACGGGTGCGACAGGCAATGGTGCGAAGCCACGCCATCGTGCCAGCATTTGGGCGGCGCGTTACAGACGTATTGCGTGGTATGCTGCGGCCCGCTCTGATCCCGGCCGAGGGCAAGAAGCTGGTCGTGGCTGACTGGTCCGCTATCGAGGGCCGCGTCAACCCGTGGCTGTCCGGCCGCGGCGACAACACCAAGCTGCAACAGTTCCGGGACGGACTGGACGTCTACAAGGTCAACGCCGCCGAGACGTTCAGGACCACCTATGACGCCGTCACCAAGGACCAGCGGCAGGTCGGCAAGGTGCAAGAATTGGCTTGTGGCTTCGGCGGCGGCATTGGAGCCTTCGCCGCGATGGGCCGCGTCTACGGACTGTCTCTGCCCGAGGACGAGGCCCGGCGCATGGTCAACGCATGGCGGCGCGCCAACGAGTGGGCCGTGCCGTTCTGGGAAGAACTGGAGTCGGCCTATACGCGCGCGGTGCGCAACCCCGGCAAGCAGTTTCAGGCCGGCCGGATAGTTTACCTTCATGATGGCACGCATCTTTGGTATGCTCTGCCTTCCGGCCGCGTGCTTTGCTACCCTTACGCGAAGTTTGAAGACGATGCGATCACCTACGCCAAGGCGGCGTGGAAGCCCGCAGCCGACGCCAAAGAATGGCCCCGAGCCCGACTCTGGCGGGGTCTGGCCTGCGAGAACGTCACACAGGCGACCGCCCATGACCTTCTACGTGAGGCTCTGCGCCGTCTTGATGACGTGGTTCTGCATGTTCACGACGAGATCGTTCTTGAGACTGATCGGCCTGAAGAGGCGCTCGAAGAATTGCAGAAGGTTATGACAACGCCCCCGGCATGGGCGGCAGGGTTACCGCTGGACGCAGAAGCCAGCATTATGGAGAGGTATGGGAAATGACACATCTATTTAGGGTAGAAGAAAAGATATGGGATAGCGTAGACTACGACACTATTCTGGACACTGCCACAGCTCTTGAAAAAGCCGGGCTAGACCAACCGCCTTATGCTGTGTTCGACATTCAAGCTACGCTTAACCATAAAATTATGGCGCGATTGTTTTCGGGGTGGGACAAGTTCATTACGCGCGCCCACGCACCGACAAGAACATTCACATTTCGCTATGAATACGATAAAGAAAACAATCATTTGACAACACGGCTGAAAATCAACGAATCTTGGCTTGACCATCAAAACATAGAAAAAATTTGCAAATATAACTCCATTGATCCAGCTCAATTACACGGCGAAATTGAATACATAAGCAGTTTTCTAAATCACACACTGCTTGCGTTACTGGCCACCAAAAACGCTCAAAAAACAACAGAGAAGATCAAGAAGTACGGGCCAAAAAGCCGTAAGCGTCCGCGTGAGTATGATTACATCACGACCATAAAGATCGGCAAGATCACCGAGACGCAGCGCGGGGATGGCGACGGACAGTCGTCCGTCCGTCCGCACCTGCGGCGTGGTCACATCCGCAACCAGCGCGTCGGCAAGGGCCTGTCTGAGGTCAAGCCGATCTTCATCCAGCCGTGCTTCATTAATGCTGACGAAAGCTGGATCAAAAATCAACGCAAAGAATATCGCATAGCCGCGTGAGGAAACAATGATCGAATATCTTTTAGGTCTGGCGCAAGAGGGCGAGACGCTTCTCTTTACGTATCAAAAGCCCGTCATCGTTGACGGTGAGCAGCAGTATCACGCAGACGGCAAGCCGAAATACACCTACCCTGCGTTCCGGCCCGGCTCGAAGCCGCTGAAGGGCGCTTACTACGTCAACACGGGTATCTTCATCAAAGACCGGCTGGCGAAGAATTTCTCCGCTGGCCACGCCAATATCGAACACGTCGCGTTCCTGCCGCTGGACGACGTCGGATCTATCAAGATCTATGACGGTGAGGAAGTCCTCATCAAGACGCCGCCGCTGAAGCCGACATGGATCATGGAGACCAGCCCCGGCAGCTTTCAGTGGGGCTACGTCTTTAGCGAGCAGCCGACCAAGGCCGCCTACTGCGCCGCCATTAACGCCATCGCTGCGGCGAACTTTACCGATCACGGCGCCACGAATCCGGTGCGCAACATCCGGCTGCCGGGCTCCGTCAATCTGAAGCCTGGACGGGACGCTTTCGAGGCGCGGCTGGTCGAGTTCAATCAAGGGCTGGAGTATACTCTTGAAGAGATCTGCGAAGCATTGGGCATTACGCCGTTTGAGGAGAACGCGTCGGCGCCGTCGATCCGTGTCAAGGACACTGGTAACGACAGCGTCCTGCGATGGCTCTCAGATAATAAATATGTTCTTGAGCCAGCTAATCGTGAGGGTTGGGTGGGAGTCGTTTGTCCAAACGCCCACGAACACACTGACGGCTCACTAGGCGGCCGTTATCTGCCGGCGACGCGCGCCTACTGCTGCTATCACGGCCACTGCACGCACATAAGAAGCCGCGAGTTCCTGCAATGGGTGTGCGACAACGGCGGCCCGCAGGCTGAGCATGGGCTGCGCGACGACCTGACGGCCGGCGTCATGTCCGAGGCGCTGTCAAAGATCAAGCCGAACGAGGCGTTCACTGACAAGGCGCGAGAGGAGATCGAGCGTGTCAACCGCGAGGAAGCCGCTCGTGTAGACCGCACGCAATGGTTCAACCGTTTCGCGTATGTCATGTCCGACGACGGCTATTTCGACCTCACGACCCGGCAGGAGATCAGCCGCCCGGTCTTCAACGCGATTTACCGTCATCAATACTGCCAGTCGCGCCACAGTGGCCGCAAGGTCGAGGCGGCAACGTGGTATGACGAGCAGCGGCAGGACTGCGGCGGTCGGGCGCTCGCGGGTATTACCTACGCGCCAGGCGAGACCGAGATCGTTTCCCGCGACGGGCTCGTGTATGGCAACAAATGGATCAACGCGCGCCCGTTCCGCCCTGTCGAGGGCCGTGACACGGCGGCGTGGATGGAAGCGCACAGGGGCGACGTTACCAGGTGGCTGGACCATGCGGCGGTCCTGATACCGGACGACGACGAGCGCCGGCATGTCCTCGACGTTATGGCGTTCAAAGTTCAGAATCCGAACGTGAAGATCAATCATGCCGTGCTGCACGGCGGCGACGAAGGCTGCGGCAAGGATACGCTCTGGGCGCCCTTTATTTGGGCCGTGTGCGGGCCGTTCTTGAAGAACCGCGGGATCATCGACTCGGACGGGCTCGCCGGCCAGTGGGGGTATGCGCTAGAGAGCGAGGTTTTGATCCTTAACGAGCTGCGGGAGCCGGAGGCGAAAGAGCGCCGGGCGCTCGCCAACCGGCTTAAGCCGATCATCGCCGCACCGCCCGAGACCCTGACCGTCAATCGCAAGGGCCTGCACCCCTATGAGGCGCTGAACCGCGTCTTCGTGCTGGCCTTCACGAATGACCCTGTGCCGATCACGTTGCCGTCGCAAGACCGCCGCTGGTTCTGCACATGGTCGCGCGCGCCGCGCATGGCGCCGCAAGAGGCGGACGCCTTGTGGAACTGGTATCGGTCGGGCGGGTATGAAGCCGTTGCGAGCTGGCTGCTGGCGCGGGACGTGTCGGCCTTCAACCCGGCCGCGACGCCTATCGAAACTGATTTCAAACGGTCTATGATCGAAAACGGCATGTCGAACGCTGAATCGTTCATCATGGGGCGGATTCAGGCGCGCGAAGCGCCGTTCTCGAGGGGCGTGGTCGGGGCGCCGTTTTATGCAGTCTGTAATGACGTAAGCGCTTACGCGCCCGGCGGCCTCAAAATCGTGCAGCCGGCGCTTCTGCACGCCCTGAAAGAAGCCGGCTGGCAGGACATGGGCCGCATCGCTTCCGCGCGCCACGCGACCAAAAAGGCTTGCTGGGCGGCCCCGTGGCTGCTCGCGGCCGGGGCGACGAAGAGCCAGCTCCGGGACTTGCTGGAAGACGCGCCTGGAGCGCCGCCCGTGAGCGTGGTTAACCTGCCGCTGGCGAAATAATGGTTGTCAACATGCGCCCGTCGTGAGACGATGGGCGTTATGACTGACTTATGGCAGGGCATCGTTATTTTCTGTTTGCCAGCGCTGGCGCTGATCCTGCTCGACTTTGCGCTTGATGCGGCCGGAATCGGCAAGCGCGAGCCGGCGACATGGGGCGATCATCTTGTGATCGGCCCCGTGTGCCTATTCGTCACGATTCTGGCGATAAGGCTCTTGCGATGATTCTGGATCTTGCGGTTTGCCTCGCAGCATTGTTGCTAGAATACGGACCCTGGCGGTCTCGTCAACATGCGCCAACGCCTCTTCGAGCGCGCGCCGTAGCCTGTCGCTTTCGTCGATAGCAAATTTGATCGTGTGCTGCGATCGCTCGCGGGCTTCACTATAGCCGGCGAGATAGGCGCGCGTTACTTCCTGTTGAAGCGCTTTCAGGCGTTCTTCGTATTCGTGCGCGTTCATATGCACCCCATAAAGAAACGCCCGACCTTTTTAGGGGCCGGGCAGTGGGGGAGGAAACGTGATTGATGGTTTCTAGCAGGTGCCGTCCCCCATGTAAAGCAAATCGAGGCGCCGGACGATTTCCGCTTCTGTGCAAACGGGATGCTCCTGGGCGTTAGGGTCCAGGCGGCGGTATAGCGCCCACAGAGAGCGATTGACGCGATAGCAGGGCTCGTCCACCGGCAAGTCAGGGATAACGGCCCCATAGGCCGCCAGCATGTCCTCAAAATGGCTCGTCATAGTGCGTCCCCAGTTCGATCATAAGCTCTAGCCGGGCGATTTCACGGCGCAAGGCGTCCTCTCGCGCTATGTCGGAAGTCCACTCGGCCTCGTTTAGTTCTTTGCGCAGTCGCGCGAGTTTAAGGCTGTTTGATTCCATCTACTTTACCCCCATGAGGATTTCCAGAATCACCACGATTAGCAGACTGATCAGTTGCATGGTCTTTGAACCTTAAGGCGAAGTTTACGGTTTTTGCGACAGCCGCGAGGGCGCGGGCGTCGGCGTGCGGGAAGTGAAGCCGGACGGCCCCGTCAGGCGTTTCTATCGTCACTGCGTCGTTGGTTACTTTCGCCTTCGTGCGGGGCGTCGGGTATAGATTCACCGAAAGCACGTCGATCAAGCTCCTCTTGCACGTAAGGCGTCAGGCCGCCGCCCATGTCTAACATCGCGCGCAAGGCGCCATAACTCATCTCAGAGAGGTCGAGAGCCAAGTCTTTCATTCGTCCCATGCGCCGCCCCCTTCGTAATGTTCGAGACAGGCTTGCGTCAGGGCGTCGTCGCGAAACAGAGCCGCCTCGATCAGCTTATATAGAGGCTCGGTAGAGTCTAGCTGGCGGCCGGGATCGCTTAGGTCTATCCCGTCCAGGGCGATTCCGGTTATGCACAGGTCCTCGATATGCGGGCGGAATATGCCGCTATCAGGATCGGCCGGCGCGATTGTGTAGTTGACGTCGGCGACGCCGTAGGCATAGCAGGCGCAGCCGGGCAGGAGCGCGAGCTCGTCGATCGTGTATTCCATATTCACGTGCGGTATCCTTTCTTGTATCCCTCATGCCATTTTGGCAGGTCACGCCGTGCGCGTTTCAGTAGCGCCTTGTCCCACGCCGGGGCGCGCCGTGCGCCTTGCTTTGCCTGCCAGTCGCCGCGCCAGTCGCGCGTCCATAGGTTCAGGTGGCCGGCGTTTTGCACGCCGGGCGCGTTCCAAATCGCGTCTAATTGCTCTTTCGTCATTGCGCTTTTTCCGCTTCGTAAAATTCCGCGTCACAGTCCTGGCAAGTCATATCGTCATAAACGCCAGCCAAAACCCATTCAGTCCCGTCCCATGTTGCGCACGCATCGCGCACGATGTTTTCGCTTTTGCAATGAGGGCAAACGATTTTCATTGCGCGTCCTCCAGCATATGCGTCGCAATCTCGCGCCAATTAACGTCACTGATAAACGCGAGCGCGTAGTCTCGCGCCAAGCCCTCTGGCGCCTGATCGCAAATAAGCGTCTCCGCCATGTCTTTGAGCGCCGCGGCCGCGTCGGACGGTTCGCGTGGCAACATAAAGTCTCGCGAGTCATATCCGTCGAAGATTTCAAGATTGACGCGCCATGTCGCGTAATTGGTCCAACCATTGTATGTAGTCATCGTTACGTTCCTCGTTTATGCCGCGCGAAGGCGTGGCGTGTTGCGGATAGCGGCGCGGGCGTCTTTGATCGCGCTGCGAACCATGTCGTAAAAATACGGGTCTTGGCGGAAAGCCTCGACTGAATCATACCAGCAGCCGCCCAGATAGTCGGACGCCAGTTCGCGCCCGTCCAACAGAACGCGGACGCGCGCACAAAAACAGACAAGCGCGTCCTCACCTACCCCAAGCCACTCAAAAGACAACTCTGGTTCGGCCGCCAGTTCGAGGGTAAATCGGCGGGTTTTGAATGTGTAAGCCGTTTCCATTGTTACGTTCCCTGTTTATGAATGTTGGATGATAGCGCGGGTTTCTGCCCCGCGCCAGTGGTTTGTTAGCTCCAAAGGTAGCATAAGCCGGGAATCAGGATGATCGCGGCGATTGTGGCGTCTATAATGAACTCAGACATGGTTTTTGCCTTTCACGGTGATGGCGCCCGCCTTGTTGAGATACCCGCCAGATATTAACGAAGCCTTAGCAGCGCCCCATTCATCCCGGCCTGGCATGGTTTCGACGCCAAGCGCGCGTATAGCGCTCCCGCCGTAGCGCATGTCGTCGGCCGCCATATCGTAACGGTCTTGCCCGTTGTAAGACGCCTTGCGCTCTTTGGTGTATTTGAGGACAAGCCTTTCGACTGGCGACAAGTCGGCCGTCGGGGCGGGCAATAGCGCCGCAGCGTTGTCGGGGTGAACAAAAAACGTAAGCCCCATGTCGCGGCCTTGAAACATGCTATGGCGCACGACGGCAAAGCCCGGCTTAAGCGTAACAGTTCGCTCTTGCCGCGCGCCGTCGAACGGCGACGCTGACTGGCCCGGCATAGGATGGCGCACGCCGCTCGCGAGTTCAATTAGAGTGTAAACGTCCCGGCTTCCGCCCGACCATAAGCCGGCGTCGGAAGGAACGGAAACGGATTCGGCGACGCGCGCCGCGAACTTCTTCCCGTCATAACCGCCGCGCAAAGCCGGCGGGACCTGATTAGTTTCCAGATATATCGTTTGCATTTACCCGACTCCAGTTTGGATGACAATATGACAATAGTGCGATTCGAAGCGCTTGTCAAATAATCTTTTACAAAAAATTGTCTTTTTGGGCGCGGGATTGTCAGGTGGATGACCTATCGCAAAGGCTTGAAAACGCGGGGCTCTAGAGGGGTGTTGGTTATATTGTCTAAAAAAGATTAGAATCTTAGGGAGTTTTTATATTGTATAGCGTAGCAGAAAGTGTAATATTCTGAGCGGTTAAAATCTACCCTCGAAAACTGCCAATATGACCTATAATTCGAAAGGCACGCTAATGAACGAATTTCCGGCCCACGACAGAGACGCGGCGTTAATCGCCGCTTTCGACCTTTATATGTCCGGTGACTGGCCGATCGGCCATGTCGCGGCGCTTAGGCGCGTCACGCTCGCGGACTGGCAGGGCGCCAAGGTCAAATGGCTGAAAGGTCCAGGCACTCGCTTCGTGGCGTTCGTGTTCACGCCGCGCGGCGATATTCCTCTCATGCCAGAAAGGCGCAGGCGCATGACAATTTGACCTAATGTAAACGGTCAAGAGCAAGTAGACATTCATGCTGGCTCTTGACCGTTGACATATAGGCTGATGGGATTGTAGACGGGGAGGGCCGGCCTTGGGATCTCCTTGTAAAAATACGAAGGGTCCGCAAACAATTTTTATTTTTTATTTTTTATGCTATCTAACAATCTATGACATTCGTTAGCCTACCTTATGAACCGCGCGTCATCGCCGCCACCGAGGCGCGTCTGGAGCAGATCTATCAGACGGCCAAACTGGGTCTGAAAGGCGACGCGCTGGCGTTCGCGCTGGACATGACCCCGGCCGAGTATCGGGCGCTGGTCAGCCGCGATCAGATGGCCCAGTATGCCGAGGAGCGCGGCCGCGCAGAGGCCGAAGCCGAGATGGCCGGGGTGCTGCGCACGGCGGCGCTGGCGGGGGATACGAAGGCGGCGCTGGACATACTGAAGCACACCCACGGATGGGTGGCGCGTCAGGCGGTCAGCGTAGAGGTCAACCAGACAATCAGCATCACCGCCGCGCTTGAAGAGGCGAAGATGCGGGTAATCGAGGGTTCAATTGCAGACGCCCATATTCTCCCCGCAGGACGAACAGAAGCTTATGGCGACGCTATGGAGCCAGCAGATCAAGGACGATCCGCTGGCCTTCGTGCGGTTGGCGTTCCCGTGGGGGAAGCCGGGGACGCCTCTTGAGCATTTTGAGGGCCCGCGTGTGTGGCAGCGCGAGGTGCTGCTGACGCTGCGGGATCACATCCGCTCCAACAACGGGAAGATAGACTACGAGACGTTCAGGATGGCGACGTCATCCGGGCGCGGTATTGGCAAATCGGCGCTGGTAAGCTGGCTGGTTATATGGATGCTGACGACAAGGATTGGCTCGACGACCATCGTGTCGGCCAACTCGGAATCGCAGCTCCGTAGCGTCACATGGGCCGAGATTACGAAGTGGCTCAGCATGGCGCTTCAGAGCCACTGGTTCGAGGTGTCGGCCACCCGCGTCGCCCCGGCCAAGTGGATCACGGAACTGGTCGAGCGGGATCTGAAGCTCGGCACGCGCTACTGGGGCGTCGAGGGGCGCCTGTGGTCGGCCGAGAACCCCGACAGCTACGCGGGCGTCCATAACTTCGCGGGCGTCATGCTGATCTTCGACGAGGCTAGCGGTATCGACGACAGTATATGGTCGGTTGCGAGCGGCTTCTTTACGGAAAACACGCCGAACAGGTTCTGGCTGGCGTTCAGCAACCCGCGCCGCAACTCGGGGTATTTCTACGAGTGCTTTAACTCAAAGCGGGACTTCTGGCGCAACAAGATCGTGGACGCCAGATCGGTCGAGGGGACGGACAAGCAGGTCTACCAGCAGATCATCGACGAGTATGGGCCGGACAGCACGCAGGCGCACGTCGAGGTCTACGGTGAGTTCCCGAACGCGGGGGATGACCAGTTCATCCCGGCGTCGCTGGTAGCCGAAGCCGCGTCAAGGCCGAAGTGGAACGATCAGAGCGCACCCATCGTGATCGGGGTGGATCCGGCGCGGTTCGGGTCGGACGCGACGGTCATAGCGGTGCGGCAGGGCAGGGACATCGTCGCGATACAGCGGCACCGCGGCGACGACACCATGACGGTGGTGGGACACGTCATCGACGCCATACAGAGCTACAGCCCGGCGCTGGTCGTCATCGACGAGGGCGGACTGGGGGCGGGCGTCGTGGACCGGCTCAAGGAGCAGAGGTACAAGATCAGGGGCGTCAACTTCGGGATGCGGTCCAGCAAGCCGATTATGTATGGCAACAAGCGGGCCGAGATGTGGGGGTCGATGAAGGAATGGCTGAAGACGGCGAGCATCCCGAACGACAGGTATCTGAAGGGCGACCTGACAGGGCCGATGATGAAGCCGGACTCGAAGGGGGCAA